ATGGCGAAATCAAAGCGTAAGCCGACAAAAGAGGCTCTTTCTGCGCCTGAGATACACGCAGAGGGAACTGTCACCAGTGAAGCCCGAAACCATGCGGAATATGTGCGTGTGAGTTTCACTGAGCGTGATTTAGAGGGTGGCGAGATGAGCGGGGCCAGAATGGAGCGAATTGCCCCTGTTCGCGCCCTAGAGGGTTTGGCGCGTATTAATCCGAAGTCTGATAAGCCCTATCTGACGCCGATAATGATATTGGCATCGCGTAAATATTACATACTCATGGAAGCGGCAAAAGGTAAGCTTAATCACGAGATTATTGAGCCTGTTGATAAGAGCGTAGACTCAGACGGGCGGCTAGTCTCTCACCTCACAGCGAATGATAGATTCACACGCTTAAGGCTTAAAATGCCCATGGATTTTAGTGCAATGGCTGATTTGCTCTATGTGAAAATGCCGGATCGGTCTTTAACGCAGATATGGCCGAATAAAACACTACGTGAAAACAGTAAGGTCATTATTCGTGATATGCTGATTTGGTTATCCGTCGAATTTGGGGATGCGAGTAATTAGGATGACCGAAGAAATCCTGTATTCTTATTTAGGCCAGTCTTTTGGCTTATACCCAGAAAGGTAAGCCTGCGGCGCGGGTTTTAGTTGGGGTCATTTGATTGCCTCGTTTACAATAGCTGATATTTTCTTGTGCATTGGGCCGCCAGATTTCAAAGATCTGACAGCCCCTGATTTGGTTTCATAGTAAATGAGGTGGTCGCGATGTGTGTTCAAGTAAGGGTATTGGGCCTGATACATAACCTCGGTTTTTGGATTAAACACATCGGCGTATTTTGCGCCGTGTAGCTTAACTTCGTAACCGCTGATGGTTTTGGTCATGATTATGCCGCCTCACATTCTGGGTCGTTTTTCATGTCTAAATATTTATTCAAAAATGCAGTCATTTCTGAAACCTCTTGATCGCTACATCCATCAGAGTGCTTTAAATAACAACCCTTTAACGTGAACCAGTCATAACCACCAAACTTCTTATTAGGCATCATTATTGAAATTGAACCTGATAAATCTGTGTCACCACCTATATGCCAATGATTGCCTTTTTTCTCCGCTGGGACCTATATACTTAACTAGCCAAATATCTGTTGCCAAGAGTAGCCCGCACTAATATAAGTTGTATATGGCTGATTTATATGATTCCTCTGTGCGAGACATTATCAATACCAAGGCAGAGGCATTAGAGGCTGAACTGTCTTCGGATGTTGTTTTTTACCATGGGCAAATTCACCCCTCTTACTTTAGGCAATTCAGGGATTTCATTGAAGAGGTAAAGAGTGAATCCGATAGAGCGGACAACGCAATTTCAGTTGTTTTGAGAACGGGTGGTGGTTCAGCAGAAACGACAGAACGAATGGTTGCTGTATTAAGAAAGCATTATGAGCAAGTTTATTTTGTTGTTCCTGATATAGCTATGTCCGCAGGCACAATTTTCTGCATGTCTGGCGACAAAATTTATATGGATTATTCTAGTAGCCTTGGTCCGATTGACCCTCAGGTGCAGACACCTGATACTGGTGACTATGTTCCTGCTCTTGGATACATCGACAAGGTTGCCGAAATAGTTCAGAAATCATCTCTTACACCAGCTGATGTGGTAATGCTTAAAAGCATAGATTTAGCTAAACTGGCTCTCTTTGAGCAAGGGCGAGACCTATCAATCGATTTACTAAAAGACTGGCTTGTTAAATACAAATTTAAAGATTGGGACACGCACAGAACAGACCCTACTAAATTGAACAACCCAGTTACTGACGACGAAAAAAACGAAAGAGCGGCGCAAATAGCGAAAGACTTGTCAGACCATAAAAAGTGGCGGTCCCACGGTCGCAGGTTGGATGTTGAGAAGCTTAAAAACTTACGCATCGAAATAGATGATTACTCTGATAATGTAACACTTTGTGAAGCTATTCGAGGTTACAATGACCCATTAACTGGTTATATAGACCGAAACGGCCAACACTTTTACCTGCACAGTCACAGGTTAAAATAATAAAAATGGGGATTTTTATGTCTATTAAAGATAAGTTAGAGTGTATTTTGGCAGAGGCTGACTTAGAACTCTCTCCCGCCCTATTAGATGCTGAACGCTTGGCAGACGTGTATAAAGACATCACTCCAGCGCCCTACGTTCCAAATACCGGAGGAATCTTTGTTCATCCAGAAAATAGGAACCAAGTATTGTTTCATTGTAAATAGCTAGTCAATAATCTGATTCATATCGTCAAAGAGATACGGCGCGATTGATATATCCTTTTGTTTTTGAGCGGCCTTCTTAAAGGCGTCAATATCATTGCACATTTCCATAAGCATTTCGGTCCGACCTAATTGGCGGCTAAGGACCTGCTTGCCGTCATCTGACAGCCACTGGTGAAACTTAGCCTTTCGCTTTCCTTCATCAGTGATGTTCAATTTATCTAAAGCCTCTTTTACATAGCCATGCTCAATAGGCTTATAGATGTAGCGGTTGATAAAGTGGCCATAGTATTGGGGCCGCTTTTGTGAGGTTGTACGCTCGTTATCGTAAATCTTATCAAGTTGATCGAAAAATGAGTCAGGAAAGGTTTTGACCCACTGGCGCATTCCCTCTGCGATATAATTGTCTAGCAGTATTCGTAGAGCATTATGGGACCGACTGTATTGATAGCCTGTAGCTTCATCAACAAGGGCGTCGATACCAACTTGTGCGAAAGCGGTAAGGAGAATTTCAGACTGATCCGCAAGTTTTAGCTGTGAGTCCAACTTAAAGACACCGTCTCGCCTTGCATCGAGGTATATTTTACACATGACGGGCAATAATCCCGCCTTATAGCCCGTTTTCTTCTGGTTTCCGTCCATATACTCTATTGGACTGGTCCACTCCATAACCTCTTGTGTTATATAGGGTTTTAAGTTTTTAGCGGCTAGAAATGGGGGTATAGCGGTCCCATCTATTTTTAAGCGGCTATTCATGCCTTTTCTAGCACGGCCAAATGAATCGAAAACAGACTTAGCGGAAAGGACCCGCGTTTCATCTTCTAAGACAGCACACTCAACTTCAACATTTCCGATTGGGATTGATCCGCTAACCTTAGCAATCGGGATATTGCCCTTACCCTTTTTTACTAGGGCTTTCGCAAGGTCATCAAAGTCAGCGTTTAACGGCTCTATAATTCTTGGTGTTTTAACCATTTATCAGGTCCACATATTTGATGCGCTTACCAATGGAGCGCGTGATGGTTGAAGAGATAAAGCCCATAGTGCCAATCTCGCGAGTGTTGTGACGGAATGCGAACTCATTCACATAGCGGTTCAAGTGCTTAGGACTCATATAGTGATAGATACCGTAATGTCCGCGCTTAAGTAATGCCCAAAAGCTTTCAATGCCGTTTGTGTGAGCCTGTCCGCGCACGTATTCGCCAACAGAGTGATTTACTACGTGATGGTCAAAAGTCTGTCCAAGGTGCTTATAGACGCTTGCGGCGTCCGTCATGACGGTAGTGCCTAGCGCTACGTTCTTATGGACTTCCTGAGAGGCGGCGCGTCTATCAGTATGGACCGCGCGAACTTCACCGCCACGCTTTAGAACGCCGACAACGGCTTGTTTATTAGAGTAATGCTTACGCTGTGCGCGTTGATAGCTGTGCATACCCTTGGCTTTGCCGCCAATGTAAGTTTCATCGACTTCGACAACGCCTTCTAGCTTGTCGTTGTCGCCGCCTTCATCACCTAACCAACACTCACGAATGCGCTGTGATAGGAACCAAGCTGTCTTTTGAGTGACGCCAAGCTCTTTAGCCATTTGAACGCTAGAGATACCTTTACGGGCTGTTGTGAGCATATACATGGCCATTAGCCACTTATGCAGGGGAAGGCGTGATTCTGCTAGGACTGTGCCAGTGCGAACGCTGAAATGCTTGCGGCAAGACTTACAACGGTAAGGCATTGGCTTGTGGTCCTTACATTCTGAAACGGTTTCAGAACCACAGTGAGCGCAAGTAGTTTCGCCAGACCAACGCTTGTTTTCAAAGTAAAGACGTGAGCCAAATAAGTCAACACAAAAATGGCTAGTTAAGTATATAGGTCCCAAAATATGTAGCTTCATTATTCCTAGTAACAACACCCGCCAAGCCTCTCTTTGATGCTCAAATAGCGCGGGTTACTTTTAGCGGGTTCACACACCAACGCACAATCAAGCCTTAAGGTATTATCGCGACAGTGACCCGCAATCCTAATACTTGCCGCACTCTTTCCAAGCCAAACGCGGATAGGCGTAATCGTATTCATACCTGTTAAGCGATGCGGTCAGAACATACTCGCTAAGGTGTGATATCCGCAGTTATTTCATGGAGGTGTTTATATGCCGACTAAAGCCATTATTGTTGAGGCGGGTGTGTGATGGAGGGTGAGGCGGAATTTATCATTGGTGCCAAGCAAGTCATCACGGCAGACTTTGGAGAGATTGAAGCTCCGCAATCCGTCATTGATTCATATTATGCTACGCCGAAGAACAAGGATGGATCGCTAGACCGAAGAACGAAGGCGTTTAAATCTTATTTGAGCGTGCTTAAGGGGTGCGCTGACAGGGTGAAGAGGGGGTTCTCAGGTGCCTAAGACACTCACACCCAAGCAGAAGCGATTTGCAGAGGAATATTTAGTTGATCTCAACGCAACGCAGGCGGCGATAAGGGCGGGATATAGCGAAGATAGTGCGTCAATCATTGGATTTGAGAACCTAAGGAAACCTAATATCGCGTCCGCTATAAGAAAGCGACAAAATAAGCTTGCTGAGGATATAGAAGTTACTCAAGCAAGGGTTATTGCTGAGTATGCAAAGCTTGGTTTTTCTAATATGGCGCGGTTCGCAAATTTAGATGATGACTTGCCTCGCTTTGACTTCTCTGACTTGACGCCAGATGAGATGGCGGCGGTGTCGGAGATCACAGTTGATACGCGCCGTGAAAGTGGTGAGGAAGGCGGTATGATTGCTAAGGTTAGGTTTAAGCTCCACGACAAAAAGGGAGCTTTAGATAGCTTATCAAGACATTTGGGTTTGTTTGAGAAAGACAACACGCAGACAGTAATTTTGCCGCCTATGCAGATGCAGTTTGCGGCCCCAGACTTACCGTTACCTCGTGCAGATGAAGATGGCTCTGAGGCAGACTAAGGGTGTTATTGAGCTTGTCCCTAAGCTCGTTAATATATTTTCAGATAAAAAGGATGAAGTAACAAGATACCGTTGCGCGTGGGGTGGGCGCGGATCCGGAAAGACCCGAAGTTTTGCAAAGGCCTTGGCGACAAGAGGATTAGCTTTCGCTTTAGCGGGCGTAACCGGCATTCTTCTATGTGGACGTGAGTTTCAAAACTCTCTTGATGAAAGCTCAATGGCTGAGGTCAAAGCGGCGATTAAGGCAGAGCCGGAGCTATTAGAGCCTTATTTTGATATTGGTGAGAAGTATATACGCTCAAAGCCGTTCTTGGCGGGGCGTGTAGATTTCAAGTTTGCGGGACTTTCTCGTAACATCGACAGCATTAAGTCTAAGTCGCAAATACTCATATTATGGGTAGATGAAGCTGAGGCTGTTTCTGAGAAGGCGTGGCGAAAGATTGCTCCGTCTGTGCGCGCAGAAGGAAAGACAACAGCGCAGAATGATAATGAGGAGTATTTTAGTTATCATTCTGAGATATGGGTGTCTTGGAACCCAGAACGTCGTAACAGCGCAACAAATAAAAGATTTAGGTTAAGCCCGCCAAGTAATTGGAAGGGCGTTGAGGTCAACTGGACGGATAATCC